TGCCGATCCGTTTATCGCGCCAGTGAGCGTCAGGCTGCCAGCGGCAGACGACGACGTATTCGAGAATCCGCTGATCACCGCGACACAAATTACTGTTCCAGTGCCCGCTGACGAGCTAATCGCTGAACCAGAGATAACGCCGAAGGCGGTGATACTGCCGCTCGCGCTAGAGGCGGAGATGGCTGTTCCGCCCATTCCCATCTGAAGCTTGACAGTGCCGTTAGCAGACGAGGAGGCAGACGAAGATCCTGATATAATGCCAAGTGCGCTGATCGTGCCGTTAGCCGCGGAGGCACTGATGGCAGAGCCGGTAATTACTCCGGTATCGCCGAGCGCTCCTGACGCATGACTCGAACTCGGCGAGCTGCCCGTTATCGGCCAGGTAACAGGCTGACCGATCGTCAGCAGGAAGGTATAGCTCGCAGTTGAAGGAAGCTGCGTAACTGAAACTGTCGTGGTCGCGGTAACCGGGAAGCCCCATATCAACAGGTTGTTATTCGCGTTCTTCAGCAGCCCGAGATTAGCCTGCGGACTCGTCGTGCCAGTGTAATATGGTCCACCACCTGAGGCACGACCATGTCCGAGCACGAGAAGATTACCTGCATTAGCCGGAGTGCCCGTAGCGGGAAACGCTATAGTGGTCGAAGCCGTAGTGTTGTTCTGGTTTGCGTAAGCGTGGTCAAGTCGCCAGCTAGTGTAATCCGACTGACCAGGCGCGCTGCCGCAGCCATTAGACAGCTCAAGGCAATCCAGGTCAACGCCAGTCGCGCTGACCGAGGCAGATGTCGTTATGGTGACAGTGCTTGCTCCGGTCGCTGTGACAGTGGCAATCCACATATCACTTGTCTGACCGCCGCTATCTGACCACGATCCAGCTACTCGCGTGAATGCCGTCGTGTTCGGGCAGGAGACCCCGGTCGTGCTGATCGTTGAGCTGGCGATCTTCGTATAGAACATCACCAGATCGCCGACATTTGCGAAATTGACGTTGATAGAAGTATTGCCGGTCGTGCCAGTATTGCACCATAGTCCGCCGACTGGCGTAAGGGCTCCAGGCGAAGGAACAGCAGTGCCGCCCTTTATGCATATCATCGCGGCAGCCCAGTAGACCGCCGTTGCGTTCCCCGAAGTCGGTCCGCTGGTAAAGGTCGCGCCAGTTGGCATGCTCTGACTGGTATTTGCCTCAAAGTCGAAGTGGTTATTAAATGAACTGCCGCCATCATTGGCGACATCAATGTTCATTGACGCCGGACGCGTGAAAGCGCCGGTTCCGGCTGTCGTCTGCGTCGTCACCGCATGATAGAGAACTAGATCGCCAGCATCGGTGATGTTGCCGATCGTGGTAACGGGCAAGCTGGTCTTGACTACGGCTGTCGCCCCGCCGAAAGCAGTTCCGTAAGTGTCAATCGGCGAGGCATTCGTATTCCATACCTCGTATATGACACACCAGGCTCCGATCGCAGTAGCGCCTACACCAATATCAAAAGATGGAACAGCGTCACCGCCGACTGCGGTCTTGGTGAAGTACGCGACACCTCCGAATCCCGCGCTAGCCCCGTTCGTGCTGACGGTAGTGCCTGGCACGACAGTCCAGCCTGTCGTGCCCGTATGCTGCGCGACGCTCCATGCCGCCGATGTCGTCGAGCTTCCTCCGATTGCCGCGACAAGAAGATTGCCCGCGGCAGGAGGACGCCCGTACTGTCCGGCGACAGTCGTCGCGCTGACGCGGGTTCCGACCCCGATTGAGACCAGGCATGGACCAGTCACGGAAATCGCCTAAAATCGAATCGGCTCAGTGAGCAGCACGATAATCGTAACAGGAGTGATTCCGCCCTGCTGCGCGCATTCACGGCAGATAGCTCCGCCGATCGCGGCCATAGTGGCGTGCACGCCGCACAGCCAGACCTCGCGGGTATGCGTGAGCACGCCGCACCCGAGCCGATACAGATTGGCAGGCGTAGCCCCGCACTCGGTATCTGGCGCAGTTACCGCCGAGCACGGATGGGCACGATATACCCGGAGGTCTGGCACCAGCGGGCTGACAGGAATGATAGTCATCTAGACCTGGCAGATGAAGCCGACTCCGGCTGCGCCAGTGCCCGCGGCAGCCTGGAGGCTGTCACCGATAGCTGGCGTCCGCGTGGATGCGAGCAGGAATGCCGCGATGGCGTTCGCGGTGGTACCGCTGGCCGCATCGCAGCAGATTCCCCAGACGCACGTTCCGGGAGCCGACGTGAACGGTCCCCACGTAATCTGTCCTGTATTGTAGATGAGCGACGGGCTCGCAGCCGTAGCGTTGACGGGACCGTACACCTGCCGCGCGTAGCCGCTAGCCGTGGCGTACTCGCCGATGCTGGCTCCGGCCATGGTCAGGTCGGTAGATTGCAGCGCGCCGACAGCCGTAGTTGACAGCGCCATGTAGACGGAGCCTATTGCGGGGCTCTGCGCTTTGCGGAAGACAGCGTTCATGGCCTGATTCTGGCCGTACTGCATGAGCTGTCCGGCGGATAGGGCTGGCATGAATACCTCCTAGACTGACTTGAAGTACAGGTCGAAGAAATCGGGGTCAATCGTGGTGATACGCGGCAGGCCGACCCCATCTGTCCATTCCACTAGCGGCCAGCCGGAATCCTCGTCGTACTCAAGCAACGTCACCTGAGTACCATCATGCATATCCAGCTCCGTCATCTCGGCAGATAGCGGCTGCCCGAGTGCGCTGTGCCCGTAGCCCTGGTCGTCCGGGTGATCGTAGACGAACTCGTCACCGGGACTTGCTGCTTTCTGAGGCATTAGCTGCCACCGTTCCCTTTCTTCCATGCATCGGGAATGTCTGCGAACCATCCCTTTGCCTTTGCCACGCGCTTGATGTACGCGCGGATCCTATTATGCTCGGCAGGCGTGTTCGGTCGTGCGCGGCCGACAGACTGAATCGCCGAGGCGAGCGAATCCTTACCTGTTCGCTGCTTGATGGGGAATCTCGGCGCGTCCGACTGATTGGTGCTCGACGGCGGGAGTGCCTGACCTTTCTTCTGCAATGCCTGCCGTTGTTTCAGATCCGCCATTCTTGGCCTCCCAGTATTTGTTCCATGTCTGTATAGCTGCCTTGCCGCGCGTGCCCTTAGTTGCCGTGCCCCATTCCGCGGCCAGATCCTTATTGATTGATTCCTGCCCGATGAAGACAGGGCGTGCCGTGCAGTGACAATGGTCGTGCGCTCGGAAATCCACTGTAGATTCCTTGTAGACCGCTCCGCGACCGGCCAGCATCGCGCAGAAGCCGCACGAGCCCGGCTCTATCACGCGCTCCCAGCCGCGCGCCTGCGGATCATGGTGCGCCGCATTGGTGATGGTATCCCTTCCGCCCATCATCACCATTCGGGTGCTTGCCCCGCGCAGCGCGTCATTCGCCATGCCCGAGGCGACTGAAGCATCAGTGTCCGGCCCGAGGAAGTGGTAGAACTGGCCTGGACCCATGGCATCAGCCACGTTACTGATGTACTGGAGGTCAGGCTCCTGCCCTGGAACGATCGTATAGTCGAAACCGGCCGTCACGCGCGCATTCGCGTAATACTGCGCCGCATTGGCCGCGGTCGCCTGATAGCGCGTGGCCATGATGCCGTTCACCAGCGGACCCAGTGTCTGCCAGCTATCGTTGAAATGCTCCGGGTCAACCATGCGCAGCCACAGATTGTAGATGGCCTGCGCGGCTTGCTGCGCGATTGACCGCTGTGCCCGCTGGTAATGGCTCAGCAGAAGCTGCCCGGACAGCTCAGCGGGAACAGGAATGCCAGGAATAGGCGTCGTCATGGCGGAGGCTTACCTCCCGGTCCGGCCGGAGCAGGCGGAATAGGAGCTCCGGCCGGAGCTCCAGGTGGCGCTGGAGCAGGAGGTGCAGGCACGACCCCGACACCCGGAACAGCCGCGGCATTCGGCGTCCCGATTGCCTGCCCTAGCTGTGCCGCTGGTGTCTGCATCGCTTGCGCTATCGCCTGCTCTACGACTGCCTGAGCTTGCTCACGCTGCGCTGCGAGGAGCCATGCCTGCACGTCTTCGGCCGTGACGCCAGGAATGTACTTCCACAATTCCTGGACTGGCACGCCCAGCATCTGAGCGATCTTGGTCAATCCGTCAATAGTGGCGCTGAAGCTGCGCGTGCTGGTATCGCGCCACTGCACGGTTCCGAAAAGATCGTTCCAGCCATCCTTGTCATTTCTTGCTAGCGATTCCAGGCGGAATACATTTCGCCATGGATCTGTCAGCACGGATTTCAGTTCATCCACGTGCCTGTCCTGGCCGTCCTTGGCCGCGGCCAGTGCTTCCGCCGACATATTGGCTATCTGCCCTAGTAGCTCGTACGGCGGTACCTGCGTGACAGTGGCCATGTGCCTAATGCCATCCTCGCGCACCGCGCTGAACGGTGCCAGCGGCGTCTCGCCGAACTCGCCGAAATGCGTATTGGGATCCTCTGCTGCCCAGACCCTGTCTACGCCTGGCCGGAATGGCGCTTGCTCCCTGCCCTGCTCGTCCACCGGAGCCATGCCCGTGACCCAGCGCTGACGAATTGCCGCGTACTGCTCAGACATCATCAGATTGAATGTGTCGAAATTGATCTGGTCCTGGATGGGAATCACCGGCTCAATCTCTCCGGTGCAATCATCCTCGCCATCCAGGTCGGTCTCGTACAGAAAGCGAATAACCGGACATATGCCGAGACCGTGCTCCGCGATTATCTGCTGGCCGTTGAGCAGCGGATCAGCAGGATCAGCCATCTGGAGATTGTAATTGCCCACCGAGCTGATGCTGCTCAGTACCTGACTCGCCAGAATGTAACGCTTGACCTCGTCATAGACCGACACGAATACCCTGGTCCTGCCTTTCGGCAGATTTACCGCGCGCACTTCAATTGCGAATTGCGGCCATTCATCATCAACGTCGTCAGCGTACATAGCTGTCATGCGCCGCGGCGAGACCGGGCGGATTACCGGCATGTCCTGCGCTTGCTGCTCCTCGTCGGTGGCTAGCTGGCCTGGCAGCACGACGCAGTACGCCGAGCCGAACTTGATTACCGAGCGGTGAATGCCGTGCTGGCGCGACACCATGCGATTAGCCCGGAATGTCTTCCAGCCAGGATTCGGAGCTTGCGGCGCAGCTACCTGATTCGCGGTATAGCCCGATGGCAGCCAGCCATCCACATGCAGATTCTGAGAAATGACGTCCACGACCAGCGGCAGGAAATTGCGCCGCGATTTCTTCATGATCCATCGGTACTCAGAATTGACGCCCCGAGGGGCGAAGGGCGGATCGTGCCTGCCGCGCACATAGCGACTGATGTACCGCAGCCTGTCTTGCTCATTCTGCCGTGATAGGAGCGTGGCGTTAGCAATGTCGACGACGTCGCCCGGATCAATTATCAACTGAAGCTCCATACTCTGGCGCGGTCGCCATGTGTTTCCGCTTCCTTGCGTTCCTTGTATGCCTTAGATGCGAGAACGAGCCTGCGCGCGTGCCGCGCGATTATCATGGCTACGCAGGCGTCTATCTTGTTGACTGACTTAGGCGCTTCCTTGCTGATGCTGACGCCCCATCGGTTAGGGCTGCGCCGCGCATTCGCCACGTGCCGACCCAGATAGCTGTCACCATCATGGATGAAGCCCGCTGGCTTTGCATCAATCTCGCTCAGCACCATCTCGGCAGCCGCGGTGAATTCGCCTACGTGGCCGCGCATATCCCAGGCGACAGGCTGCGGATCCCTGCCGCCAGGTACCGCCCAGACATCTACGACGTCCTCAACCCATGCACGCCATTTGATCTTAGTGCTTTCTTCCCATTCCTTGACGTCAGCGAAGAATGCGCTTATGTGCCATTTGGCCATCGCCATCTGAATGGCAGCTTCCACCTCGTCAACAGGAATGTATCGCTTGCCGTGCGGCTCCCAGACACCGAGCGTGAACACGTAGCCCGTCTGCACGTGGCAGCCGATAAGCGCGGTAGCGTCCTCTACCCGCGAGCCGTCGAAGCCGATGGTAATGTCGTCGCCGTCTTCAATGCGGAAATCGTAATCTGCCATGCGCGCCCATTGCTGCGGAGTGGTCCACGCATCCTCGGGGCTTTCCGGCCAGTTCAGGTAGAACCGCTTGCTGACATCAAGAGTAGTTCTGGGAGACAGAATGCGATTGTCAACGATGTCAGAGGCATCGACCCAGTAAGCATCTCCGTAAGTGAATTCAACGGCTTTACGAATAGCAGCCACGTCATCAAAATCAACATCTGGCGGAGCCATGCGCGCATCGTAGAGAATCCTGCCCTTGCCCTTGAGCCTGCCTTCCTCCTGCGCTACCCATGCCTCGTACGTCGCCTCGGCCACCGATTCCTTGCCGGGCTGCCACGCATTAGAGGTCTCGATCAAGCGACTGCCAGATTTGCCCACGTTTCGGTCCATGACCTCGTTCAGGTCAGTTCCGCCGTTATTGGGCAGAAATGATTCCGTCTGGTCGAGAATGCCGAAGGTAGTGCGCGCTCCTTCTTCGGTGGTCGGCGATGAGGTAATGACCATCAGCTCGCCTCCGCCTGGCACGTGGAATACGGTGCGACCGGCCTCGATCTCGTAATCCTTGAGCAGCCGCGAGTTCTTGGGCAGGAGAGCGCGCACCATCGTCATCGTGTTGATGTTTGCCTGGTCATGGCTGGTGGCCGCGATCTGCACCAGCGGCATAGCCACTTTCTTGCCGACGACTCCGCCCAGGACGCGATCGTCGAAATGGTCCAGCCGCACTGGCGCGAGCAGCTCTATCATGGACAGCACCGCGGCAAACGGGGATTTACCCGCTCCCTTCGCCCAGCGGCGCACGCCGTGATAATAGATCCAGCGTCCTTCCTCGGTCAGAGAATACCACCAGAGCAGGAAACGCACCTGACTTTCGATGAATTCCCAGCGGTCACCGGCATTCGGGCCGTCCGGCTGGCGCAGATACTTGCTCGCCCAGTGAATCGCTTCCCATCCGAGCGTCAGCTCCGGCACGCCTTCTGGAAGCGTGACGAGCCTATCGCGCGGGGCTATATCCATAAAACTCCAAGCTCAGGGCGCACGCAGTACGCGCATTCGCTGGATGGATTCATCACCTGGTAATTCTGGGATATGGAGGTCGCTTCTACGACCGTGGCCCCATCGTCGGTGCTGATTATCAGCGGCACGACGGTGACCATATCCTGGAGCAATGCCCATGCCACGACCTGATGGTCATTGTGCGTCGACATAGGATCCGTGAAATGGACGTAGAAAGGCCGAGCAGGAGCGCAGAGACTGCTGATCTGCTCGCCAGTCGGTGGAGCCGGAGGCATCAGGGCGTGCAGACGACGACGCTGGATAGCCCGTTGCCGAGCGCGCCAGCCCCGCCAGCGCCCAGCGCGGTGCA